AAAACTACAACAGTAAGACCCGGTGAGGCTGTAATTGGTGCGAGTGGAAATGTAATATATACGGCTCCTGCTGAGGTAAAACCAGAAAAACCTGAATCATTTACAGGAGAAACTGGAAATGTATCAATGAGGTTATTTGGTACTTCAGATGTATCTAAATTATCTGAGCCACAAAGATTAGCTCTTGGGAAAGAAGTTGAAAGATTAGGTATTGGGAAAGGTCAAAGTATAACTTCGAATATTTATACTGGTGAATTAAGTAAAGGCACAAAAGGTGAATTAGAGAAAACTATATTATCTACTGGTGATGCTATTACTAGATTAAATAGCATTCAAGCATCTAATCGTCCTGAATATCAAACACCTAAGTTTAAAGGTATTCAAGAATGGTCAACATTAAAAGATAAATTTACAACTTTATCACCAGAAGAAAAAAATACATTAACTAATTTTTCTAAATATAAACAAAATACAACCCAGAATATAAATCAAACAATTAAAGATTTAACTGGTGCTGCTATGGGTGTGCAAGAAGCAGAGCGAATTACGTCTACATTGCCTAATGCTGGTACAGGTATATTTGATGGAGATAGCCCAACTCAATTTCAAGCAAAACTTGATAATTCTATACAGCAAACAAAATATGCACTTGCTCGTAAAAATTATTCTTTGTTAAAAGGTCTTAAGTGGGAAAATATTAAATTAGATGATGTACCAAATATTGTTAATCAACGAGGAAAAGAAATAGAGAAACAATATAAATTAGACCCTAAAGACCCTGCTACTAAAAAAACTGTAGAGCGTCAATTAGCTGCTGAATTTGGCATTTCTTTCTGAGATCAATTATGGCTGATACTGATTACGCTAGTAGTTTATTTTCGCGACAAGCTCAAGAGGCTCCTCCTGAGCAACAGGTTGATTACGCTTCCAGAATGTTTTCTGGGAATACTGCTATTGGTACTGCTCCTAGTTTAGAAAAGCCTCCTGTAGCTATCTCTGATCCGTCTAGGTCTGCTTCTGCTCTTACTGCTTTAGGTGGTGGTGTTCCTACTGATAAGCAATCTGCTATTAATTTTTTTGCTAAACAACGTGGCATATCTCCTAGACGATACACAGTTATTGATGGCGATATAGCTTATCAGGCAGACGATGGTAAGTTTTATAAAGAGGTTGTAGGTGCTGGTGCTAAGGCTGCTTATTACGCTCCTGATGTGCTTGAAATGGCTCCTGATATAGCTGCTGGTATTGCTTTAGCTCCTACTGCTTTAGTTAACCCATTGTTAGCTGCTAGTGGTGTTGGTGGTGTATCTGCTGCAAGTAATTTTGCTAGACAGAAAATAGCACAAGCATTAAGCGGACAAGAAATTGATCCGTATCAAGTAGGTTTGGCTGGTCTGTTGTCTGGTACTGCTGAATTAGCTCCTGTTGCTCGTCAAGCAATGGTAGAGCGTAGATTGGCTAAGGATATAGCGCAAGTTAATCCTAGTATGGTTAGTTCATTAAGGTCTAAGGCGGGTAAGGTTGGAGTTGCTTTAACTCCTGCTGAACTTACTGATATGGCTTCATTAATGGCACAGCAAAAAGTAGTCGGGAATATTCCTGAGTCTACTAAAAAGATGCAGGACTTCTATAAGAAACGTGAAGTTCAGGTGCAAGGTGCAGTAGATGATTATCTAAACAATCTATCTAAAGTTAGTGATCGTGCTGAAGCTGGTAACGAAGGTTTGCAAGCACTTAAAAATCAAGAAGCTGCTTTGAAACAAGCTAGAAGTGATGCTGCTGCTCCTATTTATACGGCTGCTTTTGAAGCATCTGTACCAGTAAATACGCAGCCAGTATTAAGCCAAATTGACAATATGTTAAAAACTCAGCCTCCTTCTGGAGTTGCTGCTAATTATCTAAAGAAAATAAAAACTCTATTAACTAGAAATGACATTCCTGCTGTTGATGACGAAGGAAATAGAATTTTAGATGAAGCTGGTAATGCAGTTTTTAAATCAGGTGCAGAAGATAGGCTTCCTAATTTACAAAATGTAAAGTTTGAAATTGACTCAATGTTTAAAGACCCTAAAGGTACATTTAGCTCTTTAGATTCAACTATTCAAGCAAAACTTGCTGGAATTCAAGATAATTTATTAGATCAAATGGGGAAGGATAATCCTGACTATATTGCTGCTAATGAAAAATTTGCAGAATTATCTGCTCCTTTGAATGAACTCAATAAGCGTATTACTGGTGCATCATTAATGAAAATGTCACCAGATAATATTAAGAACTTTGCTAATAGAATATTTGAGAATCCTAGTCCTGATGTTATTAGATACGCTAGAAAGCAAATTACTGAAGGTGGTGGTGAGGATGCATGGAATGCAGTTACTAGGGCTTACTTAGAGGAGCAATGGACATTAGCTAAGAAGCCATCTAAATCGCAGCAAGGTACTAAGTTTGATACTGGCAACACTTGGCAGAATGTCATTATGGGTGATACTAAGCAAATGAAAGCTATGCAAGCTGCATTGCCTCCTGCTCAGTTTGATGCATTGCGTAATTTAGCTGATGTTTTAGAGGCTGCTGGTCGAGTTAAAAAACTAGGCTCTGATACTGCATTTAATCAGCTAATTACTGAAGAAATAATGAAGAATCCTCCTGCTACTAGTATTACTACTGGTGTTGCTAGGACTGTAGGTGCTGCGCTTCAGCCTCAGAATTATGGAAAAATGATTGCTGATTGGGCTACCAAGAAAGATGCCTCTGCTAATGCAGCCAATATCGCTAACATAATTACTAGTCCTGATGGAATATCACGGCTTAAAGAGTTAAAGAAAATGTCACCAACATCGGCACAAAGATGGGCTGGACTGGCACAATTGTTGTCTGGTGCTGGAATATTAGCTATAGAGGAATAACATGGCAAAGAACAAGATTAGTGAATATAGTGCTACCGCATCCAATAACACAGATATTGGCGGTATTAACATAGCTGAAGGCTGCGCTCCATCGGGTATTAACAATGCTATCCGTGAGTTAATGGCACAGCTTAAAGATCAGCAAACAGGCACAGACGCTGATGGCTTTGTTGTCGGTGGTGCGTTTACCTGCTCTGGTGCTGCTGTATTTAGCTCGACTGTAGCGTTAGGCGCATCAGCTACGGCTACTACGCAATCTGCAAATGATAACTCTACTAAGGTAGCTACGACTGCTTATGTGGCTTCTGCTGGCATTCCTAGTGGTGGCATTATTATCTGGTCTGGTGCAGCAAATGCTATTCCTAGTGGCTGGTATTTATGTAATGGCTCTAATAACACACCAAATTTAGTTAATAAATTTATTGTTGCAGCAGGTTCTACTTATGCTGTAGGCGATACTGGTGGTAATAAAGACGCTATTGTTGTTAGCCACAGTCACTCTATAAATGATTCTGGTCACTCTCATGATGTCAGAATTCCTAGTAGAGCAGTTGGTAACAATGCTACTGCTTTATATTCGACTAGTGATGGATCAACAAAGTCAACAGTTGCATCAGAATCAGCAAATACAGGTATTTCTATTCAATCTACTGGTGACCCTGGTAATGACGCTAACTTACCTCCTTACTACGCTCTTTGCTACATCATGAAAGCCTAACATGGACAAAATACAACTTACTGATGAGCAGATTGACCATATTGCTGAACGTGCTGCTGAGGTAGCATTTAAGCGCATCTATGAAGAAGTAGGTCGGTCAGTTGTTAAAAAGATATTCTGGATAGTAGGTGCTGGTGCTTTAGGTCTAATGATCTGGTTAGCTGGTAACGGTCAACTACCTAAGTAATGTGGACCCACTTACAATTCTTGCTGCTGCAAAACTGGCTGCAAGTGCAATCAAACAAGGCTGTGAACTGTATCAACAGGCTAAGGCTGATGGTATGGAGTTGGTGGACGCATACGGTAAAGCCAAAGATGTGGTTGCTGACATTAGTAGTCATTTGGGTGGATTTTTCAAAGCGCATGAGCAGCTTGAGAAACACGTACACGAGGAAGAATTAAAGACTAAGAAGGTGCGTGATCCTGAGCTATCGGTAAATCAGGAAGCCTTTAACAGAGTAATGGCTGTAAAAGAAATGCAAAGGCTAGAAACAGAATTACGCGAAACTCTCGTATATTCTGCTCCTAAAGAGCTTGGTGCAATATGGTCATCCTTTGAGGCTATGCGGGATAAGGTTAAGGCAGAACGAGCAGAGGTTCAACGTCAGGAACTAGCAAAGCAACAAGCAGCAATATGGCGACGAGCAAAGATAAAAAAGCAGATAAGCAATCAACTGACTTCAGTTTTCGCAGTTCTATTCGTAACAACGTGGTTCCTATGGCTGATGATACTCCTCAGAACGAGTCACACATACCGTTCACTCTACTCCTCACCATATTGGTACTGTGTATTGTGCTCGTTATAGCGTTGCCTGTAATGGGCGTAATGTACATGGACATGAATAACGCGACTATTGTAGCCAATGAAGAAATACGCAAGATGAAAGAATTACGCTTAAAACTGTTAACTGAAATGCAAGGACAATAATGCTTACCTTACTCTCTACATTTATGTCGTTCTTATCGGGTGGACTTCCTAGTTTGCTTAATTTCTTTCAGGATAAGTCTGATAAGAAGCATGAACTAGCTATGGCTCAGGTTCAGATGCAGATGCAGCTAGAGATGCAGAAAGCTGGCTTTCAGGCTCAGGAGCGTGTTGAGGAAATACATACAGAGCAGATACAGATACAGACAGCCTCAGACGAGCGTAAAGCACTCTACAACCACGATATAGAGATCGGCAAGGGTGCAAGCCAATGGGTAATCAATGCTCGTGCTATGGTGCGTCCTACGGTCACATACGGTTTATTCTTCCTGCTAGTGGCTATTGATATAGCTGGTGTCTGGTACGCATGGACTCAGAACGTGCCATTCAAGATTATGATCGATGAGGTATGGGATTCTGATACTCAGTTGATATGGGCATCTGTCATAGCATTCTGGTTCGGTACTCAGGCATTTGGCAAAAAATGAAGGTAAGCGATAATGCACTTAAAACCATAATGCACCACGAGGGCGTTAGGTTAAAGCCTTATCGTTGTCCTGCTAGGTTATGGACAGTTGGCGTAGGTCATGTAATTGATCCTAATCACGCTAAGGTTCCGTTTGAGGAGCGCAATAGTCTAGCAATCCCTAATGGCTGGAATCGTAAATTATCAATGGATGAGGTCAATGCAATTCTTGCGTCTGATTTGCAGCGTTTTGAACGAGGTGTATTACGTTATTGCCCTCGTGGGATTACTCAAGGGCGGTTTGACGCTCTGGTCTCTTTTGCATTTAACGTAGGACTAGGAACACTACAGAGATCAACTCTACGTCAAAAGCATAATCGAGGTGACTTTGACGGTGCTGCTGATGAGTTCTTAAAGTATTGTTTAGGAGGAGGCAAGGTTCTTAAAGGACTCCTTAACAGAAGAAAAGATGAGCGAGCTATGTATTTAATGTAATTTGTAATATTATTGCAATAACTACATGATATATAGACGAAATGCCTAAAATCAAAATACCTGATGACTGCATGCCAGCTTGTATTAGCTGCGCTTTCTATACTTGCGAGCCTAAAGAAGATGTAGGCTTCTGCTACCGATACCCACCTACGATTATTGAAGTGGAAGGCGATTATGATAGTTGCTATCCGGTTACTGGTCGAACGGATTGGTGCGGTGAATTTATCCGTAGGGTGAACTAATGAAAATCACAGACGATGATTTTATTGCGGCGTGGCGTCGATTGCAATCTGTAACCGATGTGGCTAATGAAATTGGGTTATCGGTGCGGGGTGTTAACGTGCGCCGCCGCAGAATAGAAAAAAATCACGGCATCATTCTAAACGCAGCAAGCCCACGCAGTCCTGATTTTAAAGTGTCTATA